TCCGATTTCAGGTCGTCATACGCCCTGGCCGATTTGTCGGTGCGCTTGCCTCTTGGCTGATCGTCGAGGTCGTCGTCGTCTAACCGATCGTCCTCGTCGACTATGGGTTTCTCGTCGATCTCTTCATCTTCTCGCTCATCGACGGCAGCGGACCCTTGCGGATCATCCCGATCGATGGTTAAAAGGCGAGCATGGCCGTAGACGCGACCAGCGGCCCACCCTATGTCCTGCATCAACTTCGTCATCGTGCGTTCCTCTCTGACCAGGGAAGCGGCTTACCGTCGAGACGGTGAGCAATCGACCTGGGTAAAATTAGCAATCGCCCTTCATGCCTGGCTTCTTGGTGAACCATCCGCTCTTGAGCGAATGCTTTTCCAAGACGGTCGCTTTCTTTGGCGTCGCCGTCTTCTTCATGCCCATGTCTTGGTATTTCGCCATGCTTCCCCCTTTCTCTGGGATTACCCCAGGTCTTCACCCACGGCCTGCAACACACGTCGCTGGACGGCCCGTTGAGTTGCCGCCTGTGACGCATTGACAATTTGCCCACCGATTCGATTGAGGACGTCGATGACTCCGATGGCCTGCGCCCTGAGCGCCAGGGCTTCGCTGTCTGAATGATTGGGCGCCAGCAGATCCATCACGATGTCGGTGAGGTGCGTCTGAAAGGACCGCACAAAGACTGCCTTCGTGTTGTCGTCTGCCAGGGCGGCTAAGAGCTGTAATCCGTCTTTCTTCTGCTGCAAGTCACTCATTGGTAGCCTGCCTCCGGTTGTGGTTGTCCTGCGCCTGGTTCTTGAATCGGCATCGATCCTTGTGGTGCGGCTTGCATTGGATCGGCCCCAGGCATGGCCCCTGGCTGCATCCCTTGCGCTTGGGCCAGCATCGCCATCTGTTGTTGCTGCATTTGGATCATCATTTCTTCTTCAGTCTTGATCGCCTCACTGACGTCCATGGCATCCGCCACCTTGCGAATCATCACATCATCCTTGGCGTACTGGATAAAGCGCGGGCTATCTGTCAGCTTCACGAGATTCACGAGTCGATCGATCAGCGCCGACTTTTTGAACAGGATCGACACGCCTTGAATCTCGATATCAGTCTCCATCTTCACGGCCTCAATGCGTTGCTCGGGTGACATCATCGAGATCATGCCGATAATCGCCGCATGCTTTTGACCCAATACCTGCATGTAGCCAGGGTTGTCATTGGGATCCCAATAGGTCGTGAGGACGTCTTGCACCATCTCAATCGCCTGCTCGCCGCCGTACTCCACGTCATGGCCGATACCCTCGAACACGCCCATGGCTTGCTGCGTCTTAATTTCGACTTCGCCCAACGTGATAT